CCCGACTGGACTGCTGTTTACAACCGTTTGAACCGCTTCGGCGGCCAGGTTATTGCTGGAGACTACATCGCTTGGGATGGCAAACTCGACCCGGACGTCATGTTTGCCGCAGTAGAACTAATTAATCAATGGTACGACGATGGCCCTGAGAACGCCAGAGCACGACATGTGCTCGTCGAACAAATGATTCACCTCCTTACTGTCTACGGGAACGTAGTGGCTCTCAAGTCACAAGGACTGCCCTCGGGCGTCCCTATTACCGCCGACATTAATGGGCTCTGCAATTGGTTTTACATCCTGATTTGCTTGCAGTCTGTAGCAGCCGAAAAAGGCATAAAGCTGGACATGGACACCCTCTCCGATCAACTGGAGTTGTTGTTTTATGGCGACGATCACTTGATTGCCGCATCCGCCGAGATCCGTGAGTGGTTCTCATTTCATGATGTACGCCGGTATTTTACTAACCTAGGAATGGGTTACACCGACGCGCAGAAGAAAGGCGGAGATCAGCCTCCCTTTCAAGCACTGGCTAACGATGCGACTTTCCTCAAAAGAACGTTTTCCCCCCACCCGAAGTACAGGACGCGAGTCCTAGCTCCGATCGAGAAGAAGACCATCCACGAAGAAATCAACTGGCTAAGAACGACCACCAACGTGGCAAACGAACGCGAGTTGATGTACCAGAACTTGAATACCGCCCTCTCGGAAGCTTACCACCATGGATATAGCTATTACACCAGCCTCCAGTCCAATGTCAACCACTGCCTACTGCAATTCCAGCAGCAAGATCTCGTAACCGCGGGGTCTAGTGATTGGCGGACTCTTACAACTGATTGCGCTTATTATGATGAGTGTTGGCTTGATGCCTTCGCTTAGAATGGTGGTGTGATCCCGTTTCCCAAGATTTCTTAGTAAAATGTACCACTTTTGGCCGTTCTTAAGGTGCATTCTCATTAAGCTGTTTTCTGAACCATTCCAGTACGAATTTGGCCCGTGTGCTGGCGTGAGTTGTTGTTTGTGTAATAAACTATAGCAA